GCAGGAGTTACTCGTTCAGAAAATACCGGAGTTGACTGATTCCGACAAACTCGAAGGTTTCGAGAAAGGTATGATGACGTACCTGGGAGAAGTTGGTTTCACTGATGACGAGATAACAGGGTTCGTCCGTGGTGCGTTTGACCACAGGCAGGTTTTGCTTATTCGTGATGCCATGCGGTATCGCGGTATGCAGGACAAGCGAAAGACGATCACTAAAACTCTTAAAGGTCTACCTCGTGTGCAAAAGCCGGGGACATCCCCGACAAGGCGACGGGCACAGGCTGGAGATGATGTCACTGAGGCAAGACAACGTGTCAGTCGAACAGGGGCGACCACAGAAGATGCGGTCGGTCTTGTGAGGCGTCTTTTGGGTTAACAGGAGAAAATTCTCATGACTTTAGCAACCAATGCCTTCACATCATTTGATGCGATAGGTAACAGAGAGGATCTTTCGGACATCATATATAATGTGAGTCCGACAGATTGCCCCTTCATTACGGGCATACCACGGGCCGATTCCAAAGCTGTTTTGCACGAGTAGACTGCTCCCTCGTCTGGCAACAGGCGAGTGCAAATCCTGTGAATTGCAAGGAAGTCTCATTGAGAAAACTTGCAGCCAAGCCTCGCAAGAGGAAGGTTCAACGATCATCCGTAAGGAGTAGGGCCAAGCGGCCCGAAGCGCAGGACATCCCACTGGGATGATGACATGATCTCATCTGCATGGCGACATGCAGCAGCCGAAAGGCGGCGTTAACTTAGCGATTTGACGTGAAGATATTGGGCAAACAGACTCTTTGGCGGCTGCTTCAAGCACCAACTTTGTGCTCGAAGGAGACGAATCGGTAACAAATGCAACGACGGCCACTTCCCGTCTGAGCAATACCTGCTGCATCTCGGACAAACTACCGAGAGTTTCGGGTACGCAAATGGCGGTGAATGCTGCTGGCAGGAAAGACGAGCTGGCTTATCAGATCGTCAAAACTGCGAAGGAGCTGCGCCGTGATATGGAATCCATTCTTCTGGCCAATAACGCAGAAGTTACGGGCAATACGACAACAGCCCGTGAAACAGGCGGAATAGGCTCTTGGATCACCACGAATACTTCTAACGGAACATCAGGGTCTGATGGCTCTGCTGGAAATACAGCCAGAACGGACGGCACTCAACGAGCGTTTGTTGAGAGCCAGTTGAAATCGGTTCTTGCGTCGTGCTGGGATTCTGGTGGAGACCCTGACTGCGTTATGGTAGGTAGCTTTAACAAGCAAGCCATGAGTGGTTTCACTGGCAATGCAACCCGTTTTGTTGGCGCTGAAGACAAACAATTAGTAGCCTCAATCGACATCTATACAAGCGATTTTGGTGATGTCGAAGTGATTGCTAATCGATTCTCCAGAGCACGGGATGCGCTCGTCATTCAGAAAGACATGTTTGCCGCAGCGTATTTGCGGCCTGTCCAGATGATGGAGTTGTCGAAAACCGGTGACAGTGAGCGGCGTTTGCTGCTTTCTGAGTATGCGCTTGAATCCCGAAATGAAGCCGCAAGCGGTGCGGTTTGGGATTTGACAACTTCGTAACGCAACAAGCTGATGTAAGGAGAATCAGATGAAGAAGATTCTAAGTACAGTCGCAGCTTTGTTGGTTATGACTGGCGTCGTTGGGTTGGCGTGGGGTGGTTGGAACATCAAGCAGAATGATGATGGATCAACCTCATGGGTTAATGTGGACGGCGATGCCTATCCAGTTGCCCGTGCATATCTCACGGTCAATCTTGAAAACCTCGGAACGGCCAGCACCACGTATGTTTCGGTGCCGTATGCCGGTTCGATATTTCAGGTTGATTCCGTGGTTCATGGTGACGTGACCACAGCTAGTGAAACACTGACTGTTTCCATTATGTCAGAGGTTTCGCCGGGCCGTGATTTCATGGCAATCAGCACCAACAACACTATTACCATTGCTTCTGCTAATGCCGATACAACTGGCACGTATCTGCTTGGCGGCACTGGTGATCGTGATACGTCGGGCGAAATGGCCGGTAGAGCAAGTGATCACGAGACTACAAGTGAGCAACTTTCAGGCTCACCCAATGTTTCGGCTGGCGGCACGATTGCCATCAGCACCAAGGGTGATAGTGGAGCTGATGTTGATGCCACTATTATCATTTACTTTGATCGTGACCAGTCTCAGGCCACTTTCCGATAAATGACGAGAGCTGTTGGATTTGGGGCGGCAGGGCTTTTAATCCTTGCCGCCCTGATCTACGGCCTTAAAACAGGGTCACCAATCATACCAAGGTGGATGGTGATTTATTGCGGAGCAGCGCTGACGCTTGCTCTTTTTGCGGTTAGCGTATATCGATCAAGAATTATCAAATTTACAACGAGCGAGTTGGTCTCTGCTGGGTTCATTGCATATCTGGCCCTGACCCTGGCGTGGTCGTCAGACCCTCGTGACGGCGCTTTGACTGTTGAGGCTATGGGGGTTCTCTGGCTGCTCTATGTGGCGCTCCAGAGACTGCCACGACCTTTGCTGGGCGGTGCCGTATACGTTGGTTCTACGATAGCATTGTTTGGTGCTGTTGTTTTCGGGTTTGCCTATCAGCCGTACTATGGCGGGGTAGGTAATGAAAACTACCAGATGGAGCTTTTCTGTGTTCTTCTTCCGCTTGTCGTTGCGGCGTGGTGTGCCATCAGAACACCGGTCTGGTGGATGAGATTTTTCGCGCTTCCGGTCACACTGGCTGCGCTTTATTTTATGGTGTTTGTAAATTTAAGTGACTCCAAATGGGTCGCCATGATGGCGGTTTTGTTTGCGCTGGCGATCTGGCTGGTAAAAAGACGACATTATTATATTGCAAGTTTCGGGTTTTTGATTCCAGTAAACCTAGCGCTGTGGAGCGGGTGGGCCACAAGTTCTGTGGTTATCAAGGCAATAAGCCACCGGCTGGAGATTGGCTTTAATACATTTGTTCTGTGGTTTGAAAAACCATTTTTCGGGCACGGAGTAGGTAGTTTTAATTTCGAGTATGGTCGCGTTCAGGAAGCGCATTTGCAGTGGTTCCCCTTAATGGATACCGTGCTTCATCCCTCCAGTGTTTTTGCTGGTGCAGCACATAATGAGCTTCTTCAACTGGCGGCAGAAGCGGGTCTGGTCGGCGTTTTAATCGCGCTGGTTTTGATCGGGTTTATGGTTTACAGATTTTTTACGAAGGAAAAGGACGCTCTTGATATAGGCGCAGCAATGTCTCTTCTGATAGTGGCCGCGCTTTCGCAAATCAGTTTCCCGTTACAAAATCCGGCCACAATTACAGTTGTTGTTTTTTGTGCTGCCGCGCTGATGCAGGGGGAGAGACCGAGGCTAACAATTAACCTTCCGCTACTCACCTCAAGGGTGTTTGGTGTATTGTTTCTTGCTATTGGCATAGGGGTTGTTGTCTCTGCATCTACGAGTTTCAAGGCTGAAAAAGTATTTATCCAGACCAAGGCTAATATCACGGTGGCTCATCCGGCTGCGCTCCAGGCAAATCTCAGGGCGTATGAAATTTATCCCTATGAGCGACGTTATCGGCACCAGTTAATGTTGACGGTCGGAGCCCTGTTAAAGAGCGCTCATGGTGATGTTACGATCACAAAAGAGGCTGCTGATCAGGCTTACAGGATTGCAAACACTGCGTCGAGGTTTATGCCAGCTGTTCAAATGACACGACTTGAATACCTGTTAAACGGCGACCGATGGAAAGAAGAGCGTGACGAAATCGACGAATTACTGAGTTGGCTTAAATCACACGCTAAGTTGCAGCCCGGCGTGTGGCTTGCAGAAGGGTACTATGCTGCAAAAACTGGAGATGCGTTGCGTCTGATTAACGCGATAAACGCTGGTCTGTCCTTGCCGACAGAGACACACGACGAAGCATTAAAGCGGTTGGCTGAATTTGTAAAAACAGAACCTATTTCGGAGACCCCATCATGAAGAAATACCTGGTTTTTCTGGGTGCTATGTTATTCGCTACCCCCGCAGCGGCGGTTGACAGTACGGATTTGTTTGCTGTCGGTGCAACGCATTTTGTGCTGACAACCCACACCCGCGTGACTTCTGGAGTTGTTGGAAATTTCGGCAGCTACCTGCGTGTTGGCTGCGATGTTGACTGCTGGGTTGCGGTGTCTGCGACCGACTTCCAGGGCACTCATGGTGTTGACTCAAGCGCCACCAGCGCTGTTTATATTCCTGCTGAGGCACCGATTTACATGAAAGCCAAGGGCGAAAAATACATAATCGGCCTTGGTGCATCATCCGGCACGATCTACATCACAGAGATGTCTCCATAATGAAGAAGTTGCTTGATGCCTCTGGCGGCATTATCAGTGAGTTTCATTATGACCATTCGAGCGATGTCACCACAGTCAACCAGGTTCAGGATGTTGAGCCCATTGTCGAGCGCAACAAAATTCTGAGATCTGAGGGCAAGGGATACTCCCCAAGCCGTGAACTGCGCCGAGTTGCGTCTATTCCTCTGGTTGTCATAGAACAGTGGATGCGCGAAGATGGTGTTAATCTTATGACGATGCCACGGGCTGAGAAGCAAATTTACCTGAGACGTAAACTTGCCGACAGTGACAACCGTGCATGGAGAACAAGTGAGGGGGGTATCTAATGGCAATAACGACGTATGCAACTCTCCGGGCCGCTGTTTCAAACTGGCTTGACCGCGCCTCTGATACGATTGTCACCACTGACCGGATCAATGAATTTATTAAACTGACAGAGGACAGGATTGCAAACGATCCTGATCTGCGTCTGCGCGAGATGGAGGCTCAGGCTGACCTGGTGATTGAGGCCACGGTCGATGGAGGTACTGCTGGTGGAACAGCCAACGCACTTACAGCGACTCCCACAACTGCCTTTACCTCTGCGACTCTAGGCGACTCGATCAAGGTTGAAATAAAAACAAACAACACTGGAGCTGCAACGCTCAATGTTTCCGGTCTTGGCAACACGAATATCCGAAAGGGCGATGGTGGAGACGCGCTTGAGGCGAATGATCTGGTTGCCGGCCATACTGCCTATTTTTATCACGACGGAACGCAGTGGCGTTTAACTCCCCCTGGCGGTATTCCTCTTCCAAGCAGATATGTCCGTATGCGGCGGATTTACATTGACGGCGATCCAAAGCGCACACTGGAGTATTTATCTCCATACCACTTCTATTCTACCTATGCGGGATCTGAGACGTCCAAACCGAAAACCTATACGATTGAAGGTGAGTTTATCGTTTTTGGTGGCGCAAGCGATTCCGCATATTCAGGGCAAATGTTCTATTACCGCCGTCTGGCCGCATTTTCATCGGACGGCGACGACAATAATGTTCTCCTAAACGCCACTGGACTGTACCTTTACGGATCACTGATGGAGGCAGCAAACTTCATTAAGGACAATACAGCGGTGTTACGTTACACGGCGCTGTGGGAAGAGCAGCGTGATCGTCTGTCTATCTCCAACAAGCATGATCGTCATAGCGGCTCACCGCTTGTCATGCGATCAAACGTGACAAAAGCATGAGCCTCGTACAGCGCTTATTACAGTTTCAGATTGGTGTTTCAGGGGATGTTGATGTTGCCCCTCAGCCAATTATTCCATTTGCAACGTGGGCACCTGATCGAGCGCCTTTCGGTTCTCAGGCAGCAATCAACGCAACCAACGTAATACCCACGGCTGACGGATTCAGACCGCTACCTGATCTGGTAACGCAGTCGTCTGCGCTCACTGGACGGGCGCAAGGTGCCACAGCTGTTCAGGCTTTGGCCGGCGAGGTTTATGTCTATGCGGCTGACGCCAACAAGCTGTACCAGATTGATGTGTCTGAAACCCTGACAAACGTCACAGGCGACTATGAAGAGGCGGCAGCTGACGCACAGATCGAGTGGGCGCAGTTTGGAAACACTGTTCTGGCAACGCATTACGATACACCGCTGCAAGGCGCAACAATCGGCAGCGGCAACTTTTCAGATCACATCACGTCGAGCGACAAACCCCAAGCCAGACATATGGCGATTGTCAGGGATCAGGTTGTCCTTGGAGACACGCAGGACGATACAGACGGACAGCAGCCGTCTAGGATCTGGTGGTCTGGGTTAAGCGATTCCTCTGACTTCACACCAGCGGCTACAACGCTTTGTGATTTCCAGAATATCCCAGATGCCGGAAAGGTAATGAAGGTCGTGGGTGGCGCAGAATATGGTCTGGTGTTCATGGAACATCAAATTATCCGCATGTCGTTTGTCGGCAGTCCACTGGCCTACCAGCTTGACACCATTGACCGACGTAGAGGAACGCCGCTTAGTGGCAGTGTAATTGGTCATGGGCGTCTTGTTTTCTACTGGTCTGAGGAAGGGGCTTTTGTTACAGACGGTACTTCAAGTACGCCAATCGGGCATGGAATTGTTGACCGGTTTTTCTGGGATAGTTTTAATCTGGCAAACCAAAGCCGTTTGTTTAGTGCCATAGATCCGGTGAATAAGGTCGTGGCGTGGAGTTTCCCTGGCGAAGGAACCAGCACAGCCGGTGAGCCAAACCGTATATTTTTCTACAACTGGGCTGACAACAAGTGGAGTGAGGGCGAAGTAACAACGCAGTTGATTTTTACAGGAATTAACGCTGGCTTAACACTGTCTGAGCTTGATGATGTTTCGTCGAGTCTGGGTGGTCTCCCGTTTCCTCTGGGTTCGAGGGCGTATCAGGGTGGAGACAAGATACTGGCCGCATTTAACGGTTCAAATGTCTATTGCCAGTTTACCGGCTCAAATCTTGCGGCTACGATTGACACGGGAGAGTTCCAGCCATTTCGTGGTCAGCGCAGTCAGGTTGTCAGCGTCAGGCCATTTATCGATGGTGGGACAATAACGGCAGCAGTAGCGTCAAGGATCAAAGTGCAGGATTCTGTTTCATTTGGCTCTGCTGCATCCCTGAACACATCCGGCCTTTGTCCACTGTTGAGCGAGGGCAGACACCACAGGGTTCGCTGTTCAGTAGCTGCTGGCGGTAGTTGGACACATGCACAGGGTGTTGAGATTGGCGCAGTGGGTACGGGGGTTACATAATGCCCGTCACGTCTCCCCGCGCCTCAGCAATGATCGAGGGGTACAGACGTGTACCTCTGGTGCATACAAACGAAGAAGAGCATCGCCGTGAAATGGCGCTTATACTTAACAACCTGCTTGATGGAAAAATTAACGCAAAGGGCAGCGTAACACTGTCGGCCAGTTCGACAAGCACAACACTGGCCGATTTTAGAATTGGCGCGGCATCGGTTATCCTGTTTATGCCGACAACAGCAAACGCTGCAACGGCCATAACATCCCTTTATGTCTCATCTCGCGGAGATCAGACAGCAACACTGACACATAATAGCGATGCTGCAACTGACCGAACTTTTGCATACACCATCCTCGGATAATCTGGAACTGGTGACGGTTGATGGGTCAAATGTGGGCCTTCACTGGCCCCGCATGGCAGCGTGGATTATCAAGGCGCTTGAGCGGTCGTCTGGCCGCTACACTATGGCAGATATTTATCAAGCCATTTCCACTGACATGATGGTGGCTTTTCCTGTGTATAATGGGGATGAGGTAGTTGCTGTCTGCGTTGCCGAGATTGTCACGTACCCATCAAAAAAGTCCATAAGCATTGTTATCATGGTCGGTCAGGAGCGTAACGGCTGGTTGCACTTTATAGATGATATTGAGAGT